CTGGAGTTGTCGGTCCAGGTGATCCAGTAGGGAACACCAAAGATCCGAAGGTTATCCGACGAGCTGTCGGGCTTGGACCACCATCGAGTTTCAAGGTGCTTGGCCAGATCGACCATAGCATCGTGACGACGAATCTTAACCAGATCAACGATCTGGGCAGCGCCGGTGTTCATCGCGATTTCGCGACGTTCGATGGCGTAGTTAGTCGTCATGTGTCGCCACGGGACGTTTGCGGTGGTCATCACGTCAGCGACGTTCACCGAATCGACCTCGTAGAGACCAACGTCACGGGTGGCACCGCTGGTGCCGGTCATGACGTTCCACTGCATTCCAAAGCCAGAACCGTAAGTGACCTTTTCCTTCTGAAGAATCGCCGGAAGAGCGATGTACTCCTGAAGGTCGTAGGACAGGTCGGTCCAGCGGAGCTTACCCAGATCACGCTGCGTAATGGTGATCAGGTCAACAATATCGTCAGCCTGAAGAGTTGCCATTTTTTACCTCATTCAAAGGTTTCAACCGATTCGAGATCCGTATACCCACGGTCAGCCAAGAACTTCTTGACTGAATCAACCGCAGATGAACGGCCATTCTTCGGTCGGCGAGCATCGCGAGAATTCACCCGATTGATGAACTGCGAACTGCGCTTGTTTGCCGATTCCGAAAACTTCTTTTTGACGACCTTGGTTTCAAAGTCGCCAAAAACACTTCGCACCGCCTGCTTGAAGAGGCGTCGATCACTAGGGATCGCACGCTTACGAGCCTTGTAGCCCGCCTTCAGGGTCTCCAATTCTTGGATAGCCTTGCTACGGTTGCGTTCTTGCGTCTTTGTCAAGTCATCTCCAACGCCACCGAACAGTTCGGAGTAGTCGTCAGAGAGCAATCCAAAGAGCTTTTGAGAAGTCGCGTCGTCAGGTTTGGCGTTCAAAGAACGCTTCAACGCTTCGACTTGCTTTCGGAGTTCGGCAACCTCCGAGTTAGATTCCCCGGAATTATCATCGGGTTCCGCGAAGGGATCATCGTCATCACCATAGACCGACTCGCTGTTATCAGTCTGGGTGGTTTCCATCTGACGATCTAGGATCGCCAAGACGGCGGCAATGTTTTCCTCAGATCCAAGTTGCTCAATATCCTGAGCGTTAAGGCCGTAACCGACAGCCTCTTCAATGACATCAATAGGAAGGCTTGCCACAACCTCCTCGTCATTGGTTTCTTCTTCCTCAACAACAGCCTCGCCCTCATCGGGTTCGGCCTCTTGTTCTTGTTCTTCTACTTCCTCGACCTCTTCTTCAGAGTCCTCAAAAGGAAGCATTCCACCATCGGTGGGTTCTTCAAAGTCCATAGGGTTCTTCTCTTCAGCCATCAACCGTCTCCATATCCGCCATTCCGGTCGTGAATGCCCATGGCCTTGAGATATTGGGCTCTGTGCTTACGACTGGTGAAAATGGCTTGTCCAGTGGTTTTATCGAAGTCAGTCGGCACACCCATCTTTGCGGTCTTTTCTGAGAAGTCCTCGACCTGAGATGGATGAACCCCAGCGGCGTCACTCTTCATGGGCCACGAAGCACACCCGCCTGATTGTCGAGAATGCTCCGCAGTAATGTCCCGGTGATAATAAACACCATCCTCGGAAAGACCGTCAGGTGCCTTTTCAAGCATTTCACTAATGGTCATAAACCTTCGGATGCTCTTACCTGTCGCCTTGTTCGTGTAGATGTAGTAAGGCATTATCCCGTCCAAGCAATGATTATCAAACCAAGATCAGATCCGTCTACTTTCCCGTCGCGGTTTAAATCTGATCTGAAAACAGACGTTCCCCAGTCTGCATAAACAATACCCAAATCTTCCCCGTCAATAATACCATCGTTATTGATGTCCGCAGCGGGGGTAAGGGGGACATTCCAAACAAATTCCTTTGCCTCGGTTTTAACCCCAGAGACTAAGACGCTGTTGGTGATTATCAAAACATGGCCAACAACACATATGTCATCTGAATGGAACTCGGGGTCAACTTTGTAATTTATCGGAACCCTGCTTACCTGCTTGTGGTTGATCTTTTTGACGTTTGTTTGCTTGTTAGTGGCGAACATTACCCCATCAATTACCAGGGTGTTTTGGAGCAATGACCTTGTGTAGTCAACCTCAAGTAAATACCCGTCTCGATCAGTGGAGCAAGAAATGTATTCAGTGCCATCAATCTGGCTTTGGATGCACGTCATCGTTGGCTGGGGGGGCTGGCAATCCATCCTTAAACATCTCCTTAATTCGCCTTCTGCACTGACTTATGGCTTGCTTGCTTCTATTTATTGACAACCCAGTTTCAATGCAGTTCAATCCCCGACCCCATAGATGAACATACTTTTGTTGTGTTTTTGTGAGACCGCTTAACACTTCATCCAATATCTCTTGGTGATCTGGACCTTCTTTTTCTGTCTCCTCTGGTATCAAATCCGTTTTAGACCAGAGGACAGTTTTTCTTACAGCAGCGCTCTTGGTGTTTGACTTCCATTTTCTCCAAGCAACAAGTCCAAGCCAATTTCCAAGTCCATGCTCAATCTCTGGTTGACCCTGCTCGTACCACTCAACGACTGCTTCATGAAGCCAGTCAAGAACCTCATCCTTCGGAACTGCTGATCGGTTGAGTTTCCAAATTGCCAGCTTGTAGTCGTCTTCATTCACATCAACATCGCCAACGGCGTCGGGCCTGTCTCAGCCTGCTGTTGGGATCCTTTGCAGCCTTTGGAAACTTCTTCATTTGGCCTGCCGACCTAGCGCAATAAGACTTTCTACGCTTTGCTCTTTTGCCCTTTGGATTCTTTTCAGTAACAGCGGTCTTCAACTTGCTGCCTGGATTCTGACGGCGATACTTCGCAACACCCTTCTTGGTCATTCCGGCACCAGCCTTGGTCGGACGCTTGTCGCCCGACTTGATGCTCATGCCCTTCATGCCCTTGCCGCTGGTCTTGCGCTTTGCCATGTCAGCCCCTCATATCCTTGGCTATTGACATCATTCGGTTGGTGGTCCACTCCCTGTTCTTATCAACACTGGAGTAGATCACGTCGATGTCTTTCTTAACTTCTTGCAGATCTCGCCTCGCAACTTCCTTTTGCGACTCGATGGTCTTTTCCATTTGCGAGACTCTGTGGCTTATTCGCCATACAAACCCAACCAATCCGAAAATGGCACTCCCCAAAGCAGTCATCCCAATATCAACAAGATGATCGCTAATGCCTTCCATCTAACCCTCCGTTGTTATCCACCTTCCATTGCGGCCTGATTCACTGCGTTGTCACCACCCATCAGCGCCTTAGTCATCTCCGAGTCCCTACCAGCTCGCGTGCCTCCCATAGAGACGTTCTCACGCACATAGCGTCGTTCGGTAACTGGCGGCTTCGAAGCTCCTGCGGCCTGGCCACCACCCATCTCTTGCATCATCTCCATCTCTGAAAAGTCGGCAATCTTGAGGATCTCGGCAATCTCTGACATGTGGGAATACTTGGAAACAATTTCCATGTACCGATCCATGTCCGGGACGATGCCGCGTTGCTGGAGCTGCTGCGACATGGGCATGACGACGCCCTGCATGATGTCGTTGATCGCCTGCAAACGCTCGGATGGGCTGCGTGCTTGCAACGAGTACGGAGCGATATCTACCGCATAGTCGAGGAAGTCGCCTTCTCGGATTTCCGGATCAAAGTCAACCTTCACAGAAAGCGTCGAGTTGGGGATGTCTCGATGGATTCTGGTGGAAGGCATGGGGTCGTAGTAGAGATAGTCAGCAATGGACTCGACGACACCTCGCACCGCCTTGGTGGTTCGCGCCTGCATGTCGTCGATGCGAACAGAAGCAGACTGTCGGAGAAGGCTGTCGTGCTTGCCGCTCTTTGCGCTGGGTCCGAGGCCGCCAAGTGAGTCGAGGTTGCCTCCCAGATAGGAGAACATGTCCTTAAGTTGGATCATGAACGCCAAAGATGGGGAATCTACCCCACCAAACTTCATTTCTCTGGTAGCCTCTGGGCGGTCGGAGAGGATGGTGTCGCCGTCAGAAGCATTGACGATGCGACGACCATCCTCTTCCGCACCACCCTGCACGACGGTCAGCGTCTTCTGTCGCTCAGCCTGCCTACCAAGCTTGCGGAAGATACGGTTGACCAATTCGTGCAAGTCAACGAGCAGGCTTGCGGGGGACAGGGGCATGATGTTGCCGGGGACATCACCCATCGACAACAAGT